ACGGCGTGCTGGTGCGCGACCGCACGTCCACGGCCCTGGGCATCGTGGCTGGCGCGCTGGACTATTCCAGCGGCGTGGCGCGGATCTTTGACTATCTGGTCGATGGCCCGGCCACGGACCTGGCGGTCGAGAGCCTGTGGACTGTGCGCCAGAACTGGACCACGGCCAGCATATTCATGCGCACGGCCGCCGCGCCCATCAAGCCCAGCGGCTTCGTGATGAACCTGTCTGACGCCACCGGCGAGCAGATCACGGCATCGGCCGGCATCGATGGCGTGATCTCGGGCACGCACCTGCGCGGCAAGATCGACTACCAGAGCGGCGTGGTCGAGCTGCAGTTCGGTGACTACGTGCTGGACACAGCACTGACCGCTGCCCAGAAGGCCGAGTGGTGGTACTCGGCCGACGACATCGGTGCCGTGCAGCCGAACCGCATCTGGCGCCCCTGGCCCGTGGACCCGACCACGCTGCGCTACAACAGCGTCAGCTACTTCTACCTGCCGCTGGACGCGGACGTCATCGGCTTGGACCCCGTGCGCCTGCCGCCCGATGGCCGCGTGCCCATCTACCGCGTGGGCAGCTACGTCGTGATCGGCCACACAGGCCAGGTCGGCCCCATCACCGTGACCAACGGCCAGGTCATCAACTGTGGCCGCGTGCGGCTCTCGCGTGCCTATGTCATTGGTGCCGATGGCCAGCGCATCCAGCAGGGCTGGACCGTGGATCTGGAGGCCGGCAAGATCACGGTCAGCGACATCACGGGTTGGGCCCAGCCGGTCACCTTTCAGCACCGCATCGAGGAGATGGCGCGCGTCAGCGATGTACAGATCAACGGCATGCTGGCGATCACCAAGCAGCTGAGCCATGAGTTCCCCGTGGGCAGCGTGGTCTCCAGCGCGTTGATGGCCGGCACGCTGCGCGCCCGCGTCAGCCTGATGTTTGACCAGGCCACTTGGCAGAGCAGGTGGCAGGACACGGTCGACGGCCCCGAGGCCTTGGCCAGCTACAACGACACCATCGCCCCCCTGGTCGTCACCAATGCTGGCGCGCTGCCCGAGCGCTGGATGTGCCGTTTCTTGAGCGCTACGACCTTTGAATTCATCGGCGAGCACGTGGGCAACCTGGGCACGGGCTCCACAAACGTGGATTTCGCGCCCATCAACCCGATCAGCGGTGTGCCCTACATCACCATCCGCGCCCTCGGCTGGGTCCAGGGGTGGAGCGCGGGCAACGTGCTGCGCATCAACACCGAGGGCGGCATTGCCCCCCATGCCCTCATCCGCACCGTGCAGCCCAGCGAGGCTGTGGCCGACGACTACCAGTTCGAGCACCTGGTGCGCGGCAGCGTCGACCGTCCCTGATTTTTTGGAGATCACCCATGGCATCCCTTGTCGATACCAGCGTCAAGCACTTTCTCTCAACCATGTACGGCGCGCCCGTCCAAAACGGCCAGGCCGGCAGCAAGATCGCTGTGCTCGATGCCTGCCTGGTCACGGGTTTTGGCCTGCGCGCGGCCACGCGCATCACAGTCGTGGCCGGCGTGGCCACGGTGGAGTTTTCCGTGGGAGCATCGCAGCCGCCCACGCCCGACAGCGTGCTGCTGATCGCCGGCGCCGCGCAGGCCCTGCTCAACGGTGAGCAGCGCGTGATCGAGTCGGCCAGCGGGGTGTTCAAATTCCGCACGGCCGCTCCCGACAGCGTGGACAACGGCACGGGCATCACGTTCAAGTTTGCGGCGCTGGGCTGGGCCAAACCGTTTTCTGGAGCGAACCTGGCCGTGTATCGCTCCACCGATCCGCAGAGCTTGGGTATGTACCTCTATGTCGATGACCGGACCACGACCGCCGCATCCATGCGTGGCTACGAAAGCATGTCGGCTATTGATACCGGGACCGGACCCTTTCCCACCGTTGCACAGCGTGGAGATGGCTGTTGGTGGGCAAAAAGCAGCTCGGCCAATGCCACCCCTGTGCGCTGGTTGATTGCGGGAGACAGTCGCTTCTTTGTTGATAACTCGGCGCCGGGTTCATCGTCCACTGCGACCAGCACAGCAGGAGGGACCAGGGGGTTTGGCGATGTGTTGGCACTGCGCAGGGCAGGAGACGCATATGCCTGTCTGCTCTGTGGTGGCACCTCCCAAGTAAACGTGACAGCCACGCCCAACAATGGCAGCCTCGATACGGCCTCCAGCAATTGGTACTTTCTGCCAAGGGCCATGACAGGGCTGGGGAGCAGCGTAGCCCCAGAGCTCAGGAGCTACGCAGGGACTGTGAACGCAGGTTCTGGCGCCGACTCCGGGCTGGGGATTTTTCCGAGCGACGTGGACGGTGAGCTGAAGCTTTCGCAACTGTATTTGAACAATGCGCCCGGCAACACTAATACCCCGCGAGCGGTCGTCCCGGGATACCGGTATGTCCCGCAGTCGCAGGTCGCACAGTATTTCGAGCGCGACTCGACTCTGATCGAGGCAGTCAGCGGGCGTCGCTTGTTGGCGCTTCCGCATGGGGCCTCTGGCACGCCATCTGGCTATGGCTTCATCGATATCACGGGGCCTTGGCGCTAACGGGTATGGCTGAGCTGTCTTATCCAACCAGCCTCCTCCTGCCCACGGCAGTTGTGGGCGTAGGCGAGCGAGAAATCTACCAGGGGGCATATGTGGTCCAGCGCCCTGGAGCGAGTCAACTGGACTACGTGCTGGGAGGCAACGGCCTGGGCCGCGTGCGCGGTCGCACCGTCGAGCAGGAAGACAAGAACAGTCCCAAGGTGCCCGTCTCGCGCCGTGTGCGGCTGTACCGCGACCGCGACGGCCTGCTGATCCGCGAAGCCTGGAGCAACGCCCAGGGCGACTACGAATTCGCGCGCATCGACAGCACCACCGCGTACACCGTACTCAGCTACGACCATGAGGGCGACTTCCGCGCCGTGGTGGCCGACCGCGTCACGCCGGAGGCCATGCCATGACACTGCGCGGCGTTGAAATCACCATGGCCGCGAACGAGGCCCGCTTGCAGGGCCTGCGCGACCTGCTGCTGGACGTGGGCTCGGGCACGGCCTGCGTGCGGTTCTTCGCGGATGCCGAGCGGCCTGCCTTCGGCGAGCCCTCGGCCCTGCCCATGTTGGTGGAGCTGCCGCTGGCCAGGCCCTGCGGCGAGATCGTCGCCGGCCGCCTGCGGCTGTTGGCCCGCGATGCAGCAGGCGCCATGATCCTTGAATCCGGCATTGCGACCTGGGGCCGCATCGTGTCGGCCAGCGGCGCGCTGGTTCTCGACGCGGATGTGTCGATCGAAGGCGGCGACGGCCAGATCCAGATCCCGGACAGCACCCAGCTCTATGCCGGCGGCTACCTCACGCTGGCCCCGACCAGCTACATCGAGTAGCCCATGGCGATCATCGAGCTGATCTTCCGTCGCCCGCTGGCCGGTGGTTCGCCCAACGAGCTGGTGTTCGGCAATGAGGACGATTCGGGCTCGGGGCAGGACGCGGTCGCGCGGGCGGCCATCCGCCTGCCAGGCGCCCGCGTGGGCATCCGTGCCCTGCGGCGCAAGACAGCTGCCACTGCCATCCGGCTGCCTGGCGCGCGGGTCGCGCTCGGCGCGATCTACCAGACGCGCACCGACCGGCCGGCCGTGGGCGGCGCGCTGTCTGCCTTCCAAGAGGCCGCAGCTGCGCGTGGCGTCCTGGTGTCGGTCTACCAGCAGTCGGCCGTGGCCAGCAGCACCACGCGCATCGGTGGCGGGCAGGCCATGGCTGTCGGCGCGGCCACCGTGCACCGCTGGCAGGACTCGCAGCGCCTGCGCCTGGACACGCGCCAGGGCATGGGCAACGCCCTGGCCGTGGCGGGCATCACCGCCCAGGCCTGGCAGGAAGCCATCCGCGTGCACCTAGCCACGCGCCAGGGCATGGACAACGCCCTGGCCGCTCAGACGGCTGTGCTGCAGCGATTCCAGGAAGCCATCCGCGTGCGCCACGCCACCGTGCAGGCCTTCGGCGACGGTCTGCAGCGGGGCGCCTGGCACACCAGCAGCATGGGCGACGCCCTGCAGCTGGTCGTGGTCATGGGCGGTGCGCGGTATCAGGACGCCATGGTGCCGCCGCCGGGCATCACGCCGGGCCGGCCGGTCGATCCGCCCAAGCCGCCGCCGTGCTATGTGCCGCCGCCCGGGGGCGCCGTGGAGCTGGTGTTTGCGCAGGCCTGGACGGGCAGCACCGAGCTGGTCTTTTTCTGCTGCAAGGGCGGCGTCAACCCCGAGCCGCCGCGCTATGTCATTCCGCTATTAAGGGTCTACATGACTGTCCACACCATTGATGCGGTGCTGCTGCCCAGCTTGGAGCGCGTGCCGCTGCAAACCATCAGCATCACCACCAACGACGACGAGTACGGCTGGACCATGACGGCCTCGGGCAAGCTTTCGCTGCTGGACCAACTGGCGCCCCGGCAGGGTGTTCCGCAGCAGATCCGCGTCACCATCGATGGCATACAGTGGGTGTTTCTGGTCGACCCACCATCGCGCACGCGCAAGTTCGGCGAGCACGCTGTGCAGCTCACCGGCCGCAGCATCACCTCGCTGCTGTCCGCGCCTGCGTTTGCGGATACGGGCTGGACCAGCGCCGTGCCGCGCACTGCCCAGCAGCTGGTGCTCGATGCGCTCGACCTCACGGGCATCGGCCTGGACTGGCAGATCGACGACTGGCTGGTGCCCGAGAACGTGTGGAGCCACAGCGGCACGCCGTTGTCGGTGGCGCAACGGATCGCAGAGGCTGCCGGCGCCGTGGTGCGCAGCCACAGGTCGGAGCCCCGGCTGCAGATCGCGCCCCGTTTCCCCCATCTGCCATGGGCCTGGGCTGCCGCACCCGCTGATGTCGTCATGCCAGGACAGATCATCACCAGCGACAGCCTGCAGCCGGCCCAGGCTGCGCATTTCAATGCCGTCTATATCGCAGGTACAGCGCCTGGCCGCCCGCTGGGCCACGTCACCCGCGCAGGCTCTGCCGGCGACCGGCTTGCACCGCAGATTACGGATGCGCTGATCACAGAGGTCGTCGCGGCCCGGATGCGCGGGCAATCCGTCCTGGCCGCGTCGGCGATCACGCACCAGCAGCCCATCACGGTGCCCCTGCTGACGGGCGGCACCC